AAGCACGACTGGGCCAGTAACCCTGCCGACAGCTTCCGATATCTAGCCCTTGCCGTGAACCCTGCCAGCGCCAAGCGCGAACAGGTCGTAATAAAGACTATGAAAGTACAACCAGTATCAGCCCACGTTATGACCCTAGAGAAGCTATGGGCCGAGCGCGAAGCTGGTAAGGACTCAGTTAGGAGAATATGATGGAAGAGCTGTCGAAAAACACATGGGACAAACGCATCCAGAAGGCCAACAAGTTTCTGGAGCCGGCCCTGACTCATGGACGCGCAGTTTATGAGCGCTACGAGGATAAGCGTGATGCCAGCGCCGTTGGGTCTAAGACCAAGCGAGCTAACATCTTCTACGCCAACGTGAACACCATTAAGGAGTCGCTGTTTAACTCCCTACCCAAGCCCAGCGTCAGCCGGTTGCACAAAGGCGACTACGAGGATGACGTGGCGCGGGTGGCAAGCCTGATAATGCAGCGAGCGCTGAACTACGAGGTGCAATGCGCTGAGTACTTCGAGGCCGCTGTCAAGTCAGCGATCCAAGACAGGCTGGTTCCGGGGATTGGTCAGGCGTGGGTGCGGTTCGACATGCGCGACAACCCCAACGGTGAGCAAACAGAGGCTATCTTCCTGGACACGGTGTTCTGGGAGGACTTTATCTGGGAACCGGCTCGGTCCTGGGAAGCAGTCACTTGGTGTGGTCGCCGCTTAGACCTCACCAAAGGAGAAGTAGTAGAGCGTTGGGGCGAAGAGGGGCTTACTCAGCTCCAACACCCTAAGCTGGACACCAACACCCCCAAGCAGATTAACTCCGACAAGTACGAAGTGTACGAGATCTGGGACAAGAAGAAGCGCAAGGTGTTCTTCATCGCCGTTGGCAGTGAGTATGTGCTGGAAGAGCGTGAAGACCCCTACAAGCTGGCCGGATTCTTCCCATGCCCACGGCCACTCATCGCCAGTCCGGTGACGGCGGCGTTCCTGCCGGTGACTGACTATCACCAAGCGCAGGATCAGTACAACCAACTGGACGTGCTCTACGCCCGTATTGCGCTCATTATCTCGGCTATTAAGGTGGCAGGCTGCTACGACTCGGCTGAAGTACAGACCATCGGCAAGATGCTACAGGGGCAGGAGAATACCCTCGTCCCAGTGGATAACTGGGCCATGTACGCCGAGAAGGGTGGGGCCAAGGGTATGATCGACTGGTATCCTGTGGAGCAATGCGTCGGGGTACTGCAAGCTCTTACCGCTCAGTTTGAGATGATTAAGGGGCTGCTGGGTGAAATCAGCGGCATGGCCGACATCGTGCGGGGCGACACCAACCAGTACGAGACGGCCAAGGCGCAGAGCATCAAGGCGCAGTTTGCCAGCGTCCGCATGAACGGCTACCAGCGTGACGTAGCCACCTTCGTGCGTGACCTTTTGCGAATCATGACTGGGTTGATTGCCAACCTGTACTCAGATGAAAAGATTATGTCTATAGTGGGGACTATCAGTGAAGCTGACCAAGCGCATCTCCCAGCAGCGTCGCAGGTCATCCGCAACGATTTCCAGCGGATGTACAAAATCGACATCGAAGCAGACAGCCTCACCCAAGAAGATTGGGCGCTGGAGAAAGAGCAGCGTATGGAGGTTGTTGGTCAGATTGGCCAGCTCCTATCACAAGCTATTCCTGCGGTGGAAGCAAGCCCTGAGCTCGGGCCGTTGATGCTTGGCCTTGTCAAGTTCAGCATTTCCAGCTTTAAGGGGGCCACCGAGATTGAGGGGCTGGTAGATCAGCAGCTTGACTTGCTGGTTAAGAAAGCTCAGAACCCAGAGCCTCCACAGCCTACCCCTGAGGAGCAAAAAGCTCAGGCCGAAATGCAGAAAATGCAGGTGGAGATGCAGATGGCCACCAAGAAGGCCGAGCAGGACGCCATCCTCAAGCAGCAGGAGATGGCCAACAAGCTGGAGATTGAGAAAATGCAGGCGCAGGCCGATATGGCTACCGGCCAGCAGAAAGCGGCGCTAGAGTCCCAAGTGGCGCAGCAGAAGATGGAAAATGACCGCGTGATGATGCAGATGGAGCTGGAATTCAAACGCGAAATGCAACAACTTGAGTTGGCCGGTAAGCGCGAAGACAACCGCATGAAGATGGAACTGGCCTACGTTCAGGGCGAGCAGAAAGCTCGTCAAGCCGAGCAACAAGGTGCAATCAAAACCCAGCAAATGAAGGAGCAACAAAATGCCAAGCCCAAAAGCAAAGAGTGAAGAGCCTGTAAAGGTAAAGGAAAAAGCTGAGGCCCCTGTACAGGAACCTGTACATGAAAAGCCGGTGGAAATGCCACAGTACCCAGCGAGCGGCAGGCGGTAATGCCGATCTACCAAGCCCTCTGCCGTGACTGCGATGTCACGGCAGAGTATCTAAGGCCGGTGGCTGAGTGTATGCACACCCCAGAGTGCCCACTCTGCGGTGAGTCCATGCACAAGGTCATCTTAACAGCGCCAAAGGGGTTCGTGAAGGGTAAATTTGAGCCGTTTAAGTCTACTGTAGACGGCAGCGTCATTACCTGCGATAGAGAGCTCAGGGCGCATAACGCTAGGAATAATGTGGTGTCTATGGCAGATGGGTACTCAACCGAAGAGTTGATGACAGCCAAGCCTAAAGAAGAAGTGCTTGATAAGAAAGAATTGGTCAAGGATATCGCCGAGGCCACCCATAAAGTAGCTCAGGGCTACAAACCAATCGTTGAGGTGCAAGATGGACATTGAAGAAAATGATGATATCGCGAGCTCGTTACGCGAAGCTTTCTCCGCACAAGAGTCTGCTGGAGATGAAGGTGTTTCTGAGAAGGAAGACTCCCGCAAGCGTGATGAGAGCGGCAAATTCGTCGCTAATGCTGAGGATACGCCGGTTGAAGCGGCTGCACGACTGGAGCCCAAAGAGAAAGCGCCAGCAGAAGCTAAGACTGATGAGGCTAAAGTGTCGCCTGAGGTCCCCCAGACTCTTTCTGTGGAGCGCCCACCGTCCAGTTGGACTCCGGCGGCTCGGGAGAAGTGGAACGCTATCGATCCGGACATACGTCAGGAGATAATCCGACGTGAAGAAGCCAGCATGAACGGGGTGCGCCAGATACAAGAGCGCTTCCAGCCCATGCAGCAGTTCGTAGAGTCTATGCGGCCTGTGGCGCAGGAAGCACAGGCGGCAGGAATGCAGCCAGACCAGTACATCTACAACTTGGCCAGCAGCGAGCGAGTACTCCGCACTGCCGACCTGCCTACCAAGTTCAACGAACTGATGCGTATTGCCGATCAGTACGGCCTGCCGCTGAGAGATATCATTAACAAGTCGGTTGGTGACGAAATCATCAAGGCTCCTAAGCAGGCGGCTCAGACGCAGCTACCCCCAGAGGTGGCCCAAGAGCTTCAGTACATGCGACAGTGGCGTGAGAACAATGAGCGTCAGCAGTCTATAAGCATGGTTGAGGACTTTGGTAAAGACAAGGACTTCTTCAACGATGTACGGCACGTCATGGCTGACTTGGTAGAGCGTGGCATTGCTAACAGTCTAGATGATGCTTACGACAAGGCTTGCTGGAGCACTCCAGAGGTGCGTACCGTGATGCTGCAACGGGAAAAGGGGTCTGCAATCACCGACAAGGCCCGTGCCGCTGCCGGAACCAGCATTAAGACTGGTGGCAGGGTAGACGTCAAGTTGGACGATGATGGTGATGATGACCTTGCAGACACCATCCGCAAGAGCTTCAATGCAGCGGCCACAGGAAGAATATAAATATCGCTTGCATTGTACTGGGGAGGGTGCTAGGCTACACCTAGCCTAGTTCCTTCCCCTTCGCTCACCGAAGGTTTATGAGCTTACACTCTACGACGGATGGCTAATCCCAACCAAACTTAAGGAGTTAAGCCATGAGCTTTCCCAATATCAGCGACATCGTCGCAACCACGATCGAAAAGCGCTCCAAGAAAATCGCCGACAACGTCACCAAGAACAACGCCCTGCTGATGAAACTGCAACAGCGCGGTCGCGCTCGCCCATTCTCAGGTGGACGCTTGATCTACGAAGAGCTGTCCTTCGCTGAAAACGCGAACGCTGGCTACTACAGCGGTTATGACCTTCTGCCGGTTGCCGCGCAGGACGTTATCTCTGCTGCACAGTTCGACATCAAGCAGGCCGCTTGCCCTGTGGTCATTTCCGGTCTGGAAATGCTGCAGAACGCCGGCCCTGAGCAGATGATTGACCTGCTGACCAGCCGCATCGACGTTGCCGAAAGCACCATGAAGAACCTGATCTGCGGCGGTCTGTACTCTGACGGTACTGGCTACGGCGGCAAGGAAATCGTTGGTCTGGACGCAGCAGTTCCGCTCGA